TTGGATAGGAAGTCATTTAGTTTATATAATACACCTATATTTTATTAATTGGTTTTTAATTTCATTATATAATATCTACCTATATATATATTATGTCTATAACCAATTTGTATGAGAAAATGCCAAAAGAATTCCTTGATAAGGTCGAGAACCCTAATTTTAATTTACATAAATTGAAAATTCCAATGCGTATGTGTATTGTTGCACCATCAGGTTCAGGTAAAACTAACTTTTTATGTAACCTTATTTCTGTGTTCTCTTCAGGAAAGGGAACATTTCAATCGATTACAATTATCACTCGTAATAAAGACGAACCGCTTTATCGTTGGATCACCAGTAAGTGTGACTCAATTATTATTAAAGAAGGCGTTGAAAATACACCACCTCTCGATAAATTCGATAAAGACTTCAATCATCTCGTTTGTTTCGATGACCTTGTATTAGCAAAGGATTTATCTAAAGTTGAGAATTATTATATAAGAGCAAGAAAATTGGGGGTATCTTGTATTTTTTTATCACAATCTTTTTTCAAAATTCCAAAAATAATTCGTAATAATTGTTCTTATATGGTTCTCTTGAAATTATCGGGAAATAGAGAGGTAAATGTCATCCTGTCAGAGTTTGGATTGGGAGTAACAAAAGACCAATTATTGGAAATTTATAAGTATGCTACTAAAGAAAAGATGAGTCCGCTTATTATTGATATGGATGCATCACCTGAAGATAGATTTAGAAAAGGACTTCTTGAGGTTATTGATTATAGCAGTTTAAGAATGTAACTTATCACTCATTATTGCACCACTTGGCATTATATGGTAACCGATTTTTGGTTTTAGATGACTCGCATCAACCACAGATGCTTTGGATTTTGGCGTAACTGCTGAATATACTCTCGCATATGCCCATTGCTCTTTACTACTAACATTTGGGCGTACGCTTTGAGGCGAAGTTTTGTAAGCACCTACCCCTTTAGAAAATATGGTTTTAAGACCTGACAATTTATATCCAGTTATTTTTGAAATTGCCGCTATTGAATGCGGCTCGTCTTTTGAAAATCCGTATTTTGTATTAAATTTATTTTTATAAGTCAATACCATACTATATTCTATCATTATATAATTAATCAAAAAAATATATAATTATATAATCATACCACCATATTCTCATTCTCGCTGCTGGTATCACTTATACCGCCATTACTGCTCATATTATTAGGAAGAGACGACCTTAACAAGTTATTATCTGGTAGTGAGGGTATATGAAATAATGAGTCGTCATACCTCTTTTTCAAAATATTAGCTTTATCATATATTGAGAGATATTGTTTATAACATTCGTCCAAATACATTTTACCGTTCGAATCCCTATTTTTTCGCTCTAAAGTAAGCGTTTTATATATACCTACCGCTAGTGAATAAAAGTCTCTCGATGCTATTAGTTCATTTTCACAATTCTCATTTAGTTTTAGGTATAACTCTATGCTGCCGATTATACCACATAATAAGGCTAGAACACAAGTAATACCGCTAATATAATGCTGAGATATGTAACGCTCTGCACCTACGCTGATCACACTGTTGCATGCTGATATAACTATTACTGGAATACGGTAGTACTTGAGTGTTGATTTAAAATACAAATAATTTTTAGTATGCTGTTTACGCATAATCAGACTATTCTCTCTAATGCTTTCTAACACTCGTTCTACGTCATTGCTCCACTGGGATTCCATATACATATATTGATATTATTAATAATTTGTAATTAATACCTCCGCCCTTTGTTTTACTCCAATAGTTTTTAATGAACTACCTTTATTCGCTGCACCATCAACTGTTATTTTTTTTATATTAAAATCTTTGAATATATTTCTTATATTTGGACTATCGTTTATACTCAATAAAAATTTACCCTTTATGTTTTTTAAAAATCTCGCCATTTCCTCATAGTCCATATCTTCCTCTCGGTAGAATTTAGAATTGGGATTTTCATATGGGGGGTCTAAATATATAAAGGCGTTGGCGTTATCATATTTTTTAATAACTGTTTTATAATCTTGGTTTAATACGGTCGTATTTTTCATATATTTTGATATACTGTCTATTTTATTTAATTTTGATTGCACTTTATAATAATTATAAAGTTTTTTATCACTGTTTCTTACTAAACCGCTAAACGAACCACAGAGTCTTGCTATATTTTTAACTAATTTATCAAGCGGGTTGGTATGAGTAGTATTAAAAACGTATTTGTTTTTTTCTGCGTCAGATAGTTTATCGTATCTGTGAACCCCATCAACAGAAGGATTGCTTTTTATTAGTTTCCAACTTTCTGATATTAAAGGGTCTAAATCATTTATTACCGCCTTTGTGGATTCATCTAAATTTAAGAATAAATATATGTCTCCGCTTCCGATAAATGGTTCTATATATGTTGTAAATGATTTGGGAATTATTTGTAATATTAAATCCTGTATTTTTCGTTTCCTACCTAATCTACACATTATACTTGAGATTTTTTTCATTATTTGTGTGATATATATAATACAATTATATTATATTTAACTGGTCTTCTACCTAAAATGTCGTTTAATTACAACGAATTTACTGAGAATTGTGACTCCTATTAATAACTGGAATATTGTCTTGGTTCTCGTTGTTCGGAACATTCTATATACATTAAAGTAATAAAATAATACAAGATATAATGGAATGGTTGTATTAGATGGTTTATTGTTATTATTATTGTTTTAGAAGTCTTAATAGAAAGGTAGGAGGTAGGAGGTAGGACGTTGTTTTAATCAAAATATATAAGAATGGTGTTTTATATATAGTATATATTATATGTATCTAATATAATATATATATGTATCTACGGAGAGAAGGTTGTTTTCAATGTCCTACCTCCTACCTCCTACCTTTCTACTAAGACTATTATACACTATTCATTTTGTGGATTTACTATATCATTATCTGGTAGATAACTAATTCCAACCCAACATTGTGTGACTTTTTTTGATATTTTTATTGATTTGTTACATACACCCTCAATTTTGTGATTGATACAATATTTTTTAATCTCAGTTCCAATTTTTTTCATAGAGAAACTGGTCTTCTTGAATAATTCAGCAACGTCAACGGATGCCACAAAATGTTCTGGGTTTCCAGTAAATTCGTATGTTCCTAATAATGTTTCCATAATATTGCCGTCTTCTCCTTCGAATTGTTCTTTTGCAGTGGCAATCATACTCTCAACTCTAGAATTTACTCGCTCAGCATGATAAGATTGAAATAATAGCGTCATAAAGGCACAAGCAAACTTATCCGTCTGAGATTCCGCATCAAGTGTCATATCCAGTTGTTTTTGGAATATATCGTTCGGATTCGGATTAGCAACAAATGAATTGTTATACTCGGCAACTCGAGTTCGGAACGCACAAGCGTCATCATAAGGCATAATATTCGGAGTATCATTACAATATGCGAGAATCACTCCCTGAAAATAGAAGTCGGACTCATTCTCCCCGTGACCTCTTGCGGTCAGAACGTCTCCACCAGTAAGTTTTTTAATAATCTCACCATTGAGTTTATTATTCTGTCCTAATTCCTGAGATATAATGATTCTCTTATCACATAATAATTTTACCCATCGCAATGCCTGTGCCTCGTCACTGTTCTCTATTTTCTTGTGGGAAAGATTGTTACCATTAAAGTTGCCGATGTAAGAACCAGCACATTTTTTTAGGATTCGTCCAATAAATGACTTACCAGCATTACCTGATCCAATACCGAATATACAACTCGCTTCTTTCATAATTTCACCTGATAACGCACGTGCGATTTTCTGTTTCATAAAATCACCGACCTCATCACCTAATGCGTCAGTAAATACTGCTTTTTGGATTTTATCGAGATATTCGGTATCAATACACATTTTAAAATCATATCCTGTAATATTATTGAAAATAACGGTTTCGTCAAAATTCTCGGAATCCCGTTGAATGAATGTTCCTTTTACAAAATCGTAATATCCATTATTGAATAACATCTTACCGACTGATGACGAGTTCCATTTGTCAATCCAAGTATCATCACGTTTTTGGATTGCGAGATTAATAACACACTCGGCAACATTTCGTTGATTACATAGATTACCACTGAATGTAATCTCACTGCCTGTAGCAGTGAGTTTTGTAAAATGAGCGTCAGCAACACGTACACATATAAGGGACTTGATAATTTTTGTATCGTTAATCCAGAGACTCATATCAGTTTTATAATACAATTGTCCTTTACAGAATACCAACTTGTTTTTTATTGACTTATATATAAGACTACTTGCATGGTCGTCATCCGCAACGGTGCAGTCAAATAAGTCCTCATCGTTATTGGATTTTTCCAGAAGTTCTGCATATTGTTCCTTATATGATTTCTTTGGTTGCTTTGGTTTCTTCTCCTTCTTCTCAGGAAACTTTGCCAACCAACTTTTATAAAATACTGGATTAACTTTTTTACATATATTATTGAGAACACCCATATTCATATTCTCATATTTACAAGGTGCGTCCCATAATTCTAAATGTGTATCGTCTTTAGGATTTGTAGTAGCAATCCATTCACAAAATAATTCTTTGGAAAATCCATTTGTTTTTAGGACTTCTCTAATTCTCAAATAATCATTGTAATCCGCCATATGGAAATTCAGTCCATTCATCAACATTTCAGTGTATTGTTTTTTCACACTCTCATCTTTATTTTCAATTGTATTACTGTCTGCTATGTATGGTTTCGGTTGTTTCATTATTAATAAGTTACCTAGATATTGATGAACGCTATCAGTTGGTTGAACTATTTTAAATGGATGAGCATTGTCACTAAATTCTCGTCTTTTATCGGCATTACCAGTCTTTTTGCAAGGTGTTGCTGTAGGCGGAATAACTTGGTGTTTTGTTATTTGGAATTCTAATCCACAATTCGGAATAGGCTTAAAGGTTTCGGTTGCTCGTTTTTCGCATAAATTAATAAGGTCAATGCATTCTGTTATATCACATAAGACGTTCCAATTCCCTTCAGTTGATGATTCATACATACCGTCTTCAGTTCCACACACATCACTATAAGTATCAAAATATTTTTTACACATTTTACAATCGCTATCTGTCTCTTTATCATAAATATCAAAATCCAAGCATATAATGTATTTACCATTGATTTGCCTACCGCATTTTATACCATAACCGCAACTATCATCAATAACCAATGTATTTTTGAACCACTCGTTCGTTTTATCTTTATAAGCAATAACACTAGGAACTAATGTTCGTTTATCAACTAGACAAGGTGCTTTTGCTCTTCCAATGAGGTCATTTGTAAATGCATTACGGAGGTCATTTGTGAATACATTGCGTAGATTGTAGTTTTCGGCGAGTAAGATTGAGATATTGAACATTTTCTTCTTATATATTCTATTAAGATTTTATTTTTATATACTTATTCCTAAATATATATAACTATTAATTTTATAATAAAAGTTTATTATATTATTATAAAATTGTTTTTTGTGGTTTCGGTATTTCACAAATCATTATTTTCATAAAGATTTTCGATATAGTCTCCCAAGAATTTTCATATTTCGTTTTCATAAATTTTCGATTATATTCGTTATAGTTATCCTTGTGTAATGCTCTCGATATCATAATTTGTTTTTTTCGTTTATCTGTGTAAGGCATTGTGTCGAACTATTCTATATATATATTAGTATATAATATACTTATATATTTAAGTTGTTTTAATAGATTTCAATTTTATATATAATTAAGCAAACCTAAACTCTCGCTCCAGTTAGGGCATCAATTGAGACCTCGACACCGTACTCGACAAAGCATATGAGATTAATTTGTCTTCCTGAGAGATTCTGTCCAATAACTTGGATTGATTTTGGAACGGATTCCTCAACTGGAAGTGCCCTGCTCACATCAACATAATGATAACAGTATTCCATTTCAAATGCTTGTGAGTCGATTAAACCAGAAGTTAGTCCATCAGTCAAACCACCATTGACACTATTGACTCCTTTCAAATGGTTATTGAAAGATTCGAAACTGTATCTTTGGGTATTATAGATGGTATTCTGTCCTGAAACAACAATATTGAAATTGGTTAACATACACAAAGGACTTGTGCAACCAGCACCAGCAGGATCAAAAGGACTGGAATATGGTGGTATAGCAGAACCTACAACAGACTCACTAAAGAAAGGAACACATAGAACTGACTTGATATTTGCGATACCGTTAGTCAATAGAGAGTTCATTGTTCCTCCAGAAGCAACATTGAGAATTTGGTATTGATAAACATCAGTATATTTAATTGTTTTAATTGGACTGGATAAGTAAGCAGATTCGAAACTTGGATTGAAAGTATAGGCAGGAACATATAAAACAACATTCTGAGATAAACCTCCACTTCCAATAGGAAAAACTGCTGGGTTACTTCTCAAAGTTGTATCTAGACAAGTTGCTCCAACTGACAAATTGGCGATGAAAGACGAAGCAACTGCAGGGGTGGCAACACTTCCTAAAGCAACTCCTCCCGAACCACCCGCTCTGGATGCAATCATAATAGGACATATTCCACCAACAGCGTTATTAGATGATGAACAACTCATCGCACCAGTGGTAGCAACATCAACAACAACAGATGTATTATTTAAGGTTAAAGTCATTTTCAAAAAAGTTCCTTTCAATAAAGGACACATTTGGAAAAAAGAATGAAGGTGTTTCAAATACACAGTAGCATTAATGGCAATTTGGAATACTCCTTGAGAGGTAGTAGCATCAGCGTTAGTCTTTGTTACAACGTGAGATTTCCATAGGGTTTTACACTTTTCACTGGTCAATAGGTCACCAGCAGTATTTCCAGATCCAGTGATACCAGCAGCATCATAATTGATGAATTGTTGTCTTTTCAAGAACCCGATATTTCCAGTTCCAGAATTGGAAGCGTTTTGCTTACCTGCTACAGTGGTAAAAACCTCTTGATTACTGTTGTTACAGACTCCTTGACCTGCTTGAGTCGCAGATGTAGAATAAGTCCAACTTGTTGGGTCATCTGGATAAAAACCAATAGTTGAACCAGTTGTTGCTACATCTCCCCAAGAAAAAGTGGTGAGTAACTTGAAACTATTCCACATATTAATATATGGTGTTTGCTGACAGATGGTCGTTCCATTTAAGTCTAAAGTGAACTGATGTACGATACTTCCAAACCAATTTTTCAACCCAACGGAATAATCGGCAGAAGTGGCAGCGGTCGCTGGTGCTAAATCGGCAGCAGCAATAGAACCAACCACCTTTGAACTGGTTAAGGTTAAAAGCAATGGAATAGAGAGATATGCTTCTCTATAATTCATAAATTTGTTAGAATTGGATAATTGTGATGTATCAATAACGGATTGATTACTGGCATATTGACCTGATTGATTATCAATGATATTCAACCAATCTTTTTTAACGAATACGTTCGGAGAACCTTCAACCTCTTGTGCTAAATCGAATACAAGTTTATCTGCGGACATTATTATTATATAATATGAATAGATAATAATATATTGGAAATACTTTTTTAATTGTTTGCTAAACATTTTACAACTCAAAGGCAATGTTTTTACTTTTCTTTTTCTTGATATTCAACGCCATTAATGCGTTATTATTCGCTAAACCAAGTCCTACCATATTCGATGAGTTTAGTTGGACTTGTTTTATAATTGGGGTTTGTTTAATATAGTCATCAACTGATGCAAAATTGGCACTTCTACCTAACGGCTGTTTACTCGGGTTATTCGCAATAACTTGACTCGTATTTATCATTCCACCATTCATATAAATTTTCATTATGGTATATATATATACACACTATATATTTATTCATCTGTTTTTAATTTGATTCCAAGATCCTTGAGTTTTGCAACACTGTTTAAAATAGCCGTAATCACAGTAATCTGGCGTTGTTTTATCTTACGTTTTTCTAAATCCTCGTTGCTATGCCTAATCTCATTAAATAATTTGAGTTGTTCTTCCATAAGTTCGCTATACAATCTGTTAAAGAAATTATCATCCATTTTATATAATAAATATAGATATTATTATATAGATTTTTAAATTTTTAATTAATTTCTAATGACCTCTCTTTCCTCTGCGAATGCGAGAACAATAGTCATCGCTGGATCGCGTATTTTTAGCGGTGCTAAATCCGTACCCAACATTCCAATTCGTATTTGATTGTAAGTTCCACTAATTAATTTTTGCCAAAGCAAAGCTGGTGGTTTCTCTATGATAATTTCACCTGCTCCAACATTCGGACTGATAGTATAGATAACACTGGACGGTGATGCATACGGATTATCAACACTAGAACAAGTGATCAAGACTGAACTATTTGGTTGTAAATTTGGTGATGCATTACTAACGACCGAAATAGTTCCTAAAGATTGTATTTTTGAAATATTAGCAGTTGGTGTAAATGCGGTTGTGCCGTCTTCTAAAAAAGTCCCAGCAATAAAAGAATCATCTGCTGGATTACCAGAGTTACCGAACGTTTTAAGACCACCTTTATAACCCAACAATAAACCTAATTGGGTTGGAATAGTTACAACAGGGTTAAATACTGTAGTACTCGTTGCGTCATCCCATCCAGCAGGTTTTTGATATTTTAATCCCGATCCAATTTCTGTTGTATTTACTAAATAAGTATTCACTTGGATAGCATATCTCGCAGGATTGACAGTCAATTCTATAAAATAAACGTTATTACCAGTCGAATCAATAGCATAATGTGAGCGTTTTATCATCTCAAATTGTAAAAACTGATTGAGAGCAGAAACTTCGTATAAACCATCTGGAATTGTGAGTGTATATGTAGTCGTAGTTCCAGTGTTCCAACTATAACTGATAATATTATTACCGAATGCCGCTTTAATATTAAACCAAGAATAATACATACTAACAGATGATATTGCTACATATGTGTCCTTGAATAGAACAGACGACGGAAAATTATAAACCAGTTTGTTGTTTTGACCATCATCTACTAAATTGCTGGAATTCAATACAATTGTTCTCATTTACTTATATATTAATATTATATTTTAATTTTATAATATCAACCTTTTTAATATCCTAACATAGCGAGTTCGTAGAGAACTTCTTTCGCCTGTCGCATTGGCAATAAATCATTTTTAGATAACTTCATAACCAGTAACTTGAATTTTTTAATATATTCTTTATTATCATTCCCCGATAAAATCTGTCCCTTCATCAATTCGAAATTATCTATCTCTTTATCTTCAGCACTCTTATCAGGTGCTGGAATACTCAACTTATCAATGATACCACTCGCAGAAGCAACCTTATGCAAATATGTTTTTTCATTGTCATCTAAATTTTGTATCTCATCGAATGATGGTATACCTCCACCAATAATCTTGCGTAAAACCTCACCCATTTTTGCAGTTGTTCTTTGAGATTTAAATCCGCAAATGCATCCACCACTTTTTGTTTTCATAGATATAATATTCTTATCGAGTTGTCCTTTATTAATTATATATTTACCTATTGGAACGAATCTTGGAGAGACATATGAAATACCCTTAGAATAATCAATATCTTCCTTTTTAATATTGTCACTTCGTTTTGGTCTCAATGATCCTTCATAATTTCTTGATTTGGGACGTCCTAAACCTCTTCCACTCATAATACGTCCACCACTCATTGAATCGCTATCGGAAAAGACATCTGTAACGATATTATCTTTCGTAGGACTAACTAAACCAGCAGATTCGAATACTTCTTTTATTTCATTAGCATTTGCTTCTAAAAAGTTAAGCATTTTTTCTTTAGTCTTTATTTTTGATTTACCACCTACAGTCGCCATGAGCAAAGCATTTCCTTCTGGAATTTGTGACATAGTATCAATATAAGCAAGTAATTGTAATTTATTCATACTTCTCCATCCTGCAGGTGGAATATATCTACGTGTCCAAGAAGGGGGTTGTTCTTTAGATGAAAGCATTTCTTTAATATCACCTAAATCTTCTTTGATATCATCACCCATTGTCTCTGCTCTTGCGTATTGTTGTAAAATAGTAAGGAAAATATCCGCATTCACACCACTCCTAAATTTACGTTTGGTTTCCGCAATTATATCATCTACTCGGTTACTTAAATATTGTAAGTCGTTGCTAGAAATAGATTGAACTACTTTGTTTGCTTGTGTGGAGTCCATAACAGCAAGTAATTGGGTTCTCACTGTTTGTTTTAATCCTTCAATATCTAGAATCTTTTCATCAAAAGTTCTAGTATCCGTTGGTTGTTGTGGTACACCTGTTTGGTTATACAATATATTTGCTTGTAAATTCCTTTCATTCACTTGAGATTGTAGTTTTAATGTGTTCAGATACTCTCTACGAAATCGGGCAGCATCATTCGGTGATATTAGTGGTTGTCCGCTCATTTTTTATATTATATACTATGAATATAAAATAAAATGTAAGAATCTCCTAAATATCGCTGTGTTTATTGACGTATGATCTATTATACTACGGTTTTATTCTCGTAAATAGGAAAAGTGGATACATCTGCGTCTCCAGATAATAAGGTATCATTTACAACTTCGTTAAACAAAATAGTAATTTCGTCTAAATCAAATTTTAAATACTTTTCTACTTCTTCAATAAATTCAGTCCTCTTCCTCCCTCTAAAATTGGCTGGATTAGTTAATGATGAGTGTCCTTTCATATCTAAAACAATCATTTTTACCATCATAACCTTGTGTTTTAAAGCGTCATACTCTTCTTGTGATTCGCATTGTATCTTCATTTTATATATATACTTATTAAAGATAATAAATTTCTATATTAATTGTTTATTATAATATCAACGCAGAACTAACCTAAAAAGGAGGTAGGAGGTAGGAGGTAGGACGTTGGAAACAACCTTCTCTCCGTAGATACATATAAAACAATATAATATACTATATATACTATACTATAAAACACCATTCTTATATATTTTGATTAAAACAACGTCCTACCTCCTACCTCCTACCTTTTCTATTAAGACTTTATTAAACAATAATAATATTTTTAATTCTTGACATAGGTTTCTAACATATTACTACTACTACCCATTTCTTTCATAGTATTTTCTATTTCCTTTTTCTTATCGATTGTCTCTCCGAACTTCCCAGTGAGATAAGAATGACGAAGCAGGTTAACACCAACCTTCTTTCCAAATATTTTATTGATGCGTTGATTTAATTTAACTGCAGTCATAGGTTTCATACTAGTATCAAATAATAAAAAGTCAGTAGGATTGATTGAAATCCATTTTGTTAAAATACTCTTGAGAGATGGAGGCATTACAACTTCTTGTGTACCATATGTTTTTGCAGTCTTATAGGAATTGAATATCATTTTTTTCTTATCAATATAATTATCTTTTTTAGTATCAATATTTTTAATTTTAAAATCACAGAAATCTTTTGCTCTTCGGGGAGAAATATAGATACCACCCAATAAAGCGATAATAATATAATTTTGGATCTGTTGAATATCACTAGGGGTCTTATGGGACTTTTTATAAATAAGGTCGGCATTCTTTTTTAATTCCGCATAAATAATAGCAACATCGTCTGGTTCAACCCAGTTAGTTTCTTGTGATTCGGATTTCACTTGTTTGGAAATATTGTCATTATAATCTTTGATGTCTTGTCCCATTAAATCTCTATATTTCTTATTATCCGTTATAATGACTAAAGCAGAGAGAATTGTCTTCCGTTTATTAAATGGAACTTCCTCCAATTTTTCTAGAACTTTTTCAGGTTTGCTAAACTTATCCAAATCATATTCGGTATCATCAAATACTTTACGATAAAGTGATTTCAAAATGCTTGTGTAGGTAGTGAGTGAGGAATCAGATAAAGTTGGACGTTTGTTCTTAATGTATTCTTTAATTTCAACAGTCATTTTATATTATATATATATAGACATATAATATATTTTCTAATTAATTATCTAATTAAAATCACCTAATTAAAATATAGCATTTAATTATCTACTTGTATAATATATATACAAATAATGTCAACGCCGTCAACGCCGTCAAGAACACCATCACCACCGTCAAGATCACCATCATCAACACCATCAACACCATCAACGCCACAAAGACAACCACCTGCCCCTCGTCCACCACCTGCTCCTCGTCCACCTGCTCCTCGTCCACAGATACAAATTCCACAACAATTACCAGTAGCATTCTTTTTTAATTTACCACCTCTTCCACCTTTAGTCGAAGTTCCAATTGTAACACCTGAGAGAGGGGTTTCAGGACGAATGTTTGACCCTAATGCCCGTCCAATACAGGGAAATTTAATGAATCAGTTTAATGAGGTTGCTGATGATGATGTGACTGATAATGATATGACAGGAGGTAGTATAATGCGTAACTCAAGAATGTTATTTCATAGTCATAGGTAAAGCACCTTTTCCTTTCATAATAACATCAACTTTCCCGCCTAAATCAGTTATATAATCGGCAACTTTCGAGAGAGTTCCTAATCCTTTAAACATTTGGTTTGCATCTTGTTTTACAAAAGTGAAATCATTTGTGTCTCCCATACCGTTGCTTTTCAACAATGCTGTGATAAAATCCTGACAATTATTATTTCTAGCGGAATATGTGAAAAAATTAGCACCCATTCGTTCCTGTGTGTTATCCATAATTTCATTGAGAGTTTTACCGCCTGTAAATGGAGTGACATTCAACATTTCACCGCCCCTTCTTGGTCGCAATGACATTTTAATCACTTCAGTTTTTTCGATTTGGATAGAAACACCATCTTCGGTTCGTAAAACGATTGATAAATGAAATAGATCATCGTAAGGTTGTGATGCGATATTCTTTTTAAATTGTCCTAATGAGAGAACATTCAGAAGTCCTGTGAGTTTTCCATCAACTGGTTTTCGATTTATAGTTGCGGATATTATTTGTTTATCTCCATATGTTCGCATAATCTTCCTAACCGCTGGTGGATAATTATCACGCCCCTTTATCGCCGTTTTTACTGACTCAACTGCTTTGGTCACATAGTTTGTTGTTCTATCAGCAACGTCTTTTACTTTATCTGTAATATCTGATATGATACCCTCTCCTTCCATACCTCTTAAATTGCTGAGCTCTTTATCAATCTCATTCATATGCATTTTTATTGCGTTAATTGTATCAGATTGTGATTGCGTTGGTGGTCGTCGATTAATCGGCTGCGGAAGAATTCTCATCGGTGGTTTTTTGTCTAAAGCACCACCAGTCATCTTTCGTTTATCTCGTAATGATTTCATATAGTCACAAGCTGCTTGAGAACCTTTTTCGAATTTCATATTATTATACTATATATATATATAATATAATATTGATTGGATTTAATTTGGTAAATTATTGACCTGTGCGTTTTTTAATTTTTTTGCTTGATATGCTTCTTTTCTTTTTTTTGAAATGGCTTCTTTGTTTATTTCATTGTATTTTGTATTGTATATTTTTTTTGCATCTTTATTTATTTCATTATAGTTTGTATTGTATGCTTTCTTATAGGTTGCAATATGCTCAGTATATTATTTTCTCGGTGCCTTCTGATAGGTTGCAATATGCTCAGTATTATTTTCTCGGTATGCCTTCTGATAGGTTGCAATATGCTCAGTATTATTTTCTCGGTATGCTTTCATATAGTTTCCAATATGCTCCTTCTGGTCTTCTATCGAAATAAATGCTTTTTTCGTATTCATATTATTTCTATGACTATCAATATGAAACTGCTCTCGTATTAATAGTTGTTGTTTATTCTCACAAGCAAACACCTCTACTAAACACATTTCGAAATTATCCCATCCTTTATTATCCCGAATCATTTTATACAAATTGTAATTATATGCTGGATTATTTTCATTATTACAACTATGTTTATGCTGACTTTTACGAGTCGCAAAATTTGTGGTGCTTCCAAAATAAACGAAATCACATAAACCATCTATACATTGGATTTTATATATAACGGTATTGTTAGTATTATAATCTACTTTACTAATTGGCATACTTTCTTATTATATATCATAAATTCTCTTTATATCATTTAACAAATATCAATAAGTAACTCAATCGGTATACAATAGTGCAATTGAGGTCTATCAATCCGTCCATAGCGGTAGGTTTGTATCTCTTGTTTTTCGAATTTATCCCACACATCCTTATCATATTCGATTTTACACAAACAATCAGTAAAACTGAATATATACACCTGCTTATGTGATGCGTTCCGATTAATTTTATGAACAGGTAAAAACGTTGTTGGATATCCATTTTTAGTATTTCGTCTGCTCTTCAATTCGAATGAAGTTCCATCATCTGCTTCAAAATCATACTTATAATATGGATCTTTGTAGAGTTCCTTCGTATTGGTTATTTTTCCATATTCGATGAAATGCTGTGATAATTGTGCTAACATTGTAACCTCTTTGTTCATACCAAACGCCATATCATTGTTAAAACTTCTCATTTACTTTTAATATATATTCTACATAGATTAAAAACAACGCCTAAATTAATAATTGAATTAATAATAACAGAACTAACCTAATAGAAAGGTAGGAGGTAGGAGGTAGGACGTTGTTTTAATCAAAATATATAAGAATGGTGTTTTATATATAGTATATATAGTATAGTATATTGTTTTATATGTATCTATGGAGAGAAGGTTGTTTCCAATGTCCTACCTCCTACCTCCTACCTCTCTATCAACACTTTAGAACCCTAATCTTATTTTTCCTTGTAATAAAAAAATGTTTGGTTTTCCGATAACCTATTTTATATTTTTATATTTTTATTTTTTATATTTATGGAATAAACAATTCATTTCTACACATTGGACATTTTCTAACATCTTCGAAACCTTCTGATATGTCTTTCTTTATTTTCGAAGCACATTGTATGCATATAGAATGGTGACAATTCGTTTTACTCATCGTTTTTTCGTAGCATACACAACATTCATTATTAATATGTTTTATCATATTACCGTAATATGCGAATCTATTATCATCGTATTCTAACATATTACGTAGTGGTTCGGGTTCTCTTTTATCGATTAATTTACCCTGACGGTTATCATATAGTAAATTATTTAGTAAATCTTTGTTCCACTCTAACATACCATCTATTTCGTTATAATATTTATCTTCCATTTTGTTAATGTCTTCTTCTACATCTTCGTCTACATCTTGCTTTTCCATTTCTTTAATAATCTTTTGATTTCTGTATAAAACATAAGCGTCTAACCCAAGACCTCTATCGCCGTAAATATCCTTACTACATATTTTTATGTAGTAATAATTTTCTCCTTCCATTTGGAAATTTAATTCACATGTACATTCGAGAACAAGACCGCTAAATTCTACATCGAATTGGTCACAGAATCGTATTTTACCATCCTCTGGTAAAGGGAATAGTTCCATTAAATACATTATCATTTTTTGTTTATTATCCATTATTGATTGATTGATTGATTGATTGATTGATTGATCCATTATTGATTGATTGATTGATTGATTGATTATATGCCTTTTTAATGAATAAATAGATACTATTCAATTTTATAACTTTTATAGGTTTTTTTGATTGATTGATGGTTTATATGCCTTTTTAATGAATAATTAGATACTATTCAATTTTATAACTTTTTTAGGTTTTTTTGATTGATTGATTGATTATATGCCTTTTTAATGAATAAATAGATACTATTCAATTTTATAACTTTTATAGGTTTTTTTGATTGATTGATTGATTATATGCCTTTTTAATGAATAATTAGATACTATTCAATTTTATAACTTTTATAGGTTTTTTTGATTGATTGATTGATT